TAAATGTTGACTTCAACCCAGGTGGAGGTAATGGTTCGTTTGCTTCTGGTAATGTACAGCAAGTCGCTGGCATACCAATTCTGAAGTCAAACAACGTACCTCAGTCAAACAGGTCAGCAGCATCAGGTGAGAATAACGCTTACAATGGTGACGATAGTAAAACTATTGGATTAGTCTTCCACAAATCGGCTGTTGGAACAGTTAAATTAATGGATATGACTACTGAGATCACAGGCCAGGACTACGCTACGATGTATCAAGGAACATTGATGGTTGCGAAGTACGCACTTGGGCATGGAATCCTACGTCCAGAGTGTGCAGCTACTATTAAGTTATCCGCTTCTTAATACTTCTTAAATTCAATTTATAGGGTATCTTATTATTAGATACCCTTTTTTTTTATCATGGACATTGGTGATTCTTATCGCAAACTACAAGAAAAAAGTATGCAAAAACGAATGAAAGAAAGAATGAACAAACAAATGAGAGAAAGAATGGAGAAAAGAATGAAAGAAAGAATGGAAAAAGCCCAGCAAGCCCGTAGTAATTTAATGATGGCATCACCAAGGAGATAATTATGTATTACTCAAAATCAACAAAGAAAAAAAAGAAGAAACAATCGACAACTAAGCGAGATTCTCTTAAGATGAAAACTAAAAAACAGGGAGCGTATTAGTTATGTTTGGTAAAAAAAAGAAAAAATTAGAGGGTCAAGCATTTGTTGACTTTTATGAAAAAAAACTAAAAGATACTGGTAAAACAACTCTTGGTGAAAAAGCTAGATATATTAAAGAAAAAGCTAAACTTAAAAATAAAGCTCTTAAACAATTAGGTAATTAAAATGAGTGTTATAGCTGCAACTACAAAACTAGAAAGTGTAAATATAATGTTGTCTGCAATAGGAGAATCTCCTATTAACACATTATCTGAAACAACTGGATCTTCCTTTGATAATACAGTTTTACCTGTAGATGCTCAAATGGCTCTTGATATTTTACAAGAACAAAACAGAGCAATACAAAGTGAAGGTTGGAGTTTTAATACAGAAATTGATGTAACCTTACAAAGAAATAATCTAACTAAAGAAATAATCTTGCCAACTGATGCTTTAAGAGTTGACCCTAATATTCATCAACACCCTTCAATAGATGCGATACAACGTGGGTTAAAAATGTATGACAGATTAAATAATACTTTTTTATTTGAAAATGATTTGATTTGTACAATAGTTTATTTTAGAGACTTTAATGAAATTCCAGAACCAGCAAGATACTATATAACTGTAAAAGCAGCCCGTATTTTTGTTGACAGGTTAGTAAGTGATGGTGGTCTAAGAGGATTTACACAGCAAGACGAAACTAGAGCTAGGGCAGTATTAATGGAAACAGATTTAGCTAATGCAGATCATAATATACTCAGAGGTGATCCCTCTCTAACTAATGTTTTTGATACCTATTCTCCAGCAAACGTATTAATTAGATAGCTATGGCTCTAATCTCTAGGTCAATACCTACCTTACTTAGAGGTATATCACAATCTTCTGATGCTACAAAAAAAGCTGACCATGCTTTAATACAAGACAATGCTAATAGTGATCCGATATTAGGTCTTACAAAGCGTTCTGGTTCGCAGTTTATATCTAATTTAATTAGTGGTGAATTAAGTTTAGGCGATATAAAAGTACATATGATAAATAGAGATAAAACAGAAAGATATGTTGTTATTTTTAGTTCTACAAAAGTAAGAGTTTTTGAATTAGATGGTACAGAAAAGACTGTTGTTACTAACAAATATTACGATAGTAATACTGCAACTGTAAAAGACGATTACAGATATTTATCTTGTACAAGTCCACAATCAGAAATTAAAACAATAACTATTGCAGATTTTACTTTTGTTGTAAATTCAAGTATTACTGCTGCAATGGATTCAACTCTATCTCCTGGAACAGAAACACAAGCAATAGTATTTTTTAACCAAGTATCTGATAAAACAACATACTCAGTAACAGTAGACGGAACAACAGCGACTAAAGATACATCTTCAGATAGCACACTTAGCACATCTACAGTAGCTTCAGCAATTAAAACAAGTTTAGATAGCAGTCTTACTGGATTTACTATCGCCGTAAATGGTCCTGTTCTTCATATAAAAAAGAATGATGGTTCTGATTTTTCAATAGATTCTACTGATACTCAAGGTAATTCACAAATAACTACTGTTAAAAATTCAGTACAACAATTTACTGATTTACCTACAGTTTCTCCTAATGGTATGGTTGTAGAAATTGTTGGTGATGAATCTACTAATTTTGATAATTACTATGTAAGATTTACGACTAATAATGGAGGAGCATTTGAAGAAGGTCAATGGTCAGAAACAGTAGCACCTGGAATTAATTTTAAATTTAACTACGATACAATGCCACATGTTTTGATAAGACAAGCTGATGGCAATTTTAGATTTGCAAGAGTAGATGGCAGATCATATGCAGTAACTTATTCAACATCAGGTACTTATTCGCAGTCAGGCACTACTGTAACGGTTACTTCTAATAGTCATGGTTTAACTGTTGGTAGTCTTGTAGATGCAAAAATTACATCAGGATCAGCCGTTGACGGCACTTTTACAATAACAAGCGTTACTACAAATACTTTTGTATATACTGCGGTAGATAGTTTAACAACTAGCGGTAGCGTAACTTATGCTGTTCCAAATTATACTCTTCCAATATGGGGAGAGAGAATTTGTGGAGATTTAGATTCTGCTTTAAATCCTTCTTTTATTGGTAACAAAATTAATAATGTATTTTTCTTTAGGAATAGATTAGGCTTTCTTGCTAATGACAATGTAATTCTTTCTACTGTTTCTAAATTTTTTACTTTTTTCCCAGAGACAGTATTAACAGTTATAGATAGTGATCCTATTGATGTGGCAGCATCTCACACTAAAGTCGCTATTTTAAAAAATGCTGTAAACATGGGAGAAAAATTAATATTATTTTCAGATCAAACTCAATTTGTTTTAAGCAGTTCATCAGATTCTTTAACACCCAAAACAGCAAACATACTTGTTGCAACAGAATTTGAAAGCAGTGATAGTGCAACTCCTGTTGGTGCTGGTAATTCTATTTATTATTTAACTAATAAAGGTGGTTTTGCTGGTGTAAGAGAATATATAACTCAAACAGGAACACAAGTCAGAGAAGCTGCAAACATTACAATTCATGTTCCAAAATTAATTCCTAGCGATATTTATAAAATAGTTGTCTCTACTAATGAAGATGTACTAATTTTATTAGGAACAACAAATCCACATAAATTGTATGTAAACAAATGGCTATATGGTAATGACGGACAAAAAATTCTTAACTCATGGTTTACATATACTTTTGAACGTGACAGACATATTAAAAATATAGATTTTATAGGAACAGATTTATTTGTGGTTACTGAAGACGCACCCGAAGCAGGCTTTTCATCAGAATATAATTTAGAAAAAATACCTTTTGAACCAAATTATAAAGAACCAAATTCTGAATATGAATATCGACTAGATAGAAAAGTAACAGAATCAAGTAATGGAGTATCTATTGCTTATGATTCAGCTTCATCCCTTTCAACAATAACAATGCCATATAGACTTGATGGAGATATGAATGTAATAACAAGAGATTTACTACCTGCTGAACACGCAACTTATACTTCTACGACTTCTAATAATATAGTTACAATTACAAAAACTAATCATGGCTTTGTTACTGATGACCAAGTTAAAGTTGTTTTACCAAATTCAAATATTACTAATTTTGCAGATTTAACTGTAGAAAGAATTGCTGAATATGTAGCAGAAAGGGAAGATGGAGGTATTACAGGTTTGTTTCTTATAACTAAAGTTGATAACAATACGTTTACTCTTGTTAGTCCATCTAATTTAGGAAACAATACAAATGTTATATGCACTGTAAGAGAATCTAGTTATTTAACTACTTTTAAAGATGAAAAGATAACCACATCTCCTGGTCAAAAAATTCTTTCAGGAAATCTTGTTGGTGGTAATAAAGATATAACAGTTATTGGTGACATAAGACACGCTAAATTTATTATTGGTGAACCTTATGAAATGCACTATAGGTTTGCACAACAACGTCTTACTGAATCTCCAAGTCAAGGAACTGAATTAATTAGCGGAAGATTACAATTAAAACATTTTTATATTAAATTTGAAGATACTGGATTTATGAAAGTAGAAGTTACTCCCGACAACAATACAACTTCAACATATGAATTTACTAGAATATTAGGTACGGATGAAAGTATTATTGGATCAAATTCTTTAGATACTGGCACTTTCAAAGTTCCAATAATGAGTAGAGCAGACAGAATTACAATAGATGTAAAAAATTTAACGCATTTACCTACGAATCTAACAAGTGCTGAATATGAAGCAATGTTCCATATGAGGTCAGCTAGAAGATAATGGGATATTTAAGAAAAGCAAAACTAAAAGATCTTAATCATGTAATTCAAAACATGAGAGTAATGGATAAAATTGAAGTTTTTTATCAAACAAATTTAAAACCAGAAGAAGCTATACAATTTTCATACTTAGCAACTAAAGATAAAATGGCTATAGCTGCTGATAATGATAACCCAATAGGTTTATGTGGGGTATCTCCTGACGGTTGTATATGGATGGTTGCTACAGATGAGTTGTTTAAAAATAAAAAATATAAAATACAACTTATAAGACAAGGCAAACAATGGGTAGATAGTCTGTTGAAAAATTATAAATTGTTATACAATATGGTATATGCGGAAAATGATTCTGCTATAAAGTGGTTAAGATGCTTAGGCTTTACATTTATTAATTACCACGCAGAATATGGAGAGCATAGCAAACCATTCTATGAATTTATGAGGATTGCCTAAATGTGTGCAATAGTGCCAGCCATAGCAACAGGTCTAGGTCTTTTTCAAGGATTAGCAATGAGAAATGCTGCTAAACGGCAAGCAGAACAAACAGCTAGAACAGAGTACGCAAATATAAGATCACAAGAAGATGCAAAAAATTTAAAAGTTACTACTGCTGGTCAAAATTTAAAAGACAAAGAAGCAGCAAACGCAAGAAAAGCACAAGCAGCAAGTTTAGCTGCAAGACAAAAAGTAGGAGCTGTACAGGCTAGTGGTATAGGTGGTAATCTGTTAGCTACTTTGACAGGTGAACAACAAAGAGAAGGGGCAAATATGCGAAATAATTTAGATATAAGTAGAAACGTATTAAGAAGAAATCTTGGATTACAAGTTAGAGGTTATGAAGCTGAAGCTAGTAGACGTAGAAATCAAAGCATAAGTAATGTAAATCAAGCTTATGCACAAGTGCCTTCTATGACGCAAACACTTTTAGGTGTTGGTAGTAAAGCCTTAACTTATGATTGGAGTAGTTAAATATGACAAGTTCTTTTAATGAAAGCATTGAACTCGCACCAATAGTTGATACATATGTACCACAACCAAGAGTTCAACCAAAAACAGGTGCAACAGAATTAGCTGAAATTTTATCTACAGTAAATCCTAATTTAATAAAATTTGCAGAACAAAG